CAGTAGGATAATCTTTACCACCAACGGATAATATACCATTATCTTTTTGTTCTACATCGGTTGTATTTAAAAAATATACTGAGAAATCTGGCAATTGGCCTGGAATTATTAACTTAGATGGTTTAGTGGAAAATATATTTGGAAATGCACCAATCTTTGTATGTTGTATATCTATTTTTACATTTATTTTTTTACCACCAATCATGTATGAATCTAACTTTCCATTTTCATTTAATATTTTAGCACATAAATCCATGCTAATATATTTATTTTTTGAAAATAGTTTTTCTTTCTCAATTGCCGCAGAACCTACTTCTACCGTATCCGATGACCAAAAACCTGGGTTTGAGTAACTACTAACACTTTTATTTACAACCGGGTCCATATTAATAAAATCTTTAAAAGTAACAAAACTACCTCTTAGTTTTATCACTTCTTCGGTTTGTCTTTGAGCAGGAAGTAAATTAAACATTTGTTTAAATCTTCTACTCGTAACCGTTGTAAAATCAGTACCTTCTTCTTCTAACTCCGTTGTTGGATATGGCTTTGGTCCAGCAGTACTAGTAACTACTCCATTTTCAGTTAATTCTATTTTATTTTGAGATTGTAAAAATGTTGGTAGTCCAGGAGCTCCTCTTAATTTAGTTGTCAAAATATAATTCTCTCCTTCACTACTAATACTACCACCTACGATAAATCCTAAAAATGTATCATACTGCCCATTTGAACTAACTCTCGTTTGATGTAACTTATCATAATCTAAGTTTCTATCAGCGGCTTCGGTAATTATACCTTCACCTGCTTTATCATTTATTAATAATTTTCCACTAGCAATTGTATTCCATCCCCACTCTACACACAAAGAATATCCTGGTTCCATAAAATATTTTTGCATAACTTCCAATTGTTGAAGTGAAAAACATTTTATAGATAAATTTGCTTCTTTGGATATTTGGTCTTTTCCTTCTTTTACGGTAAAACTTTGTATTAATGGAGAAGGTCTTAATCCTCTATCATTTCCACCTGCTAAAACATTACCATTAAAATCATATCCTAAATCACCAGTAGAAGAAGCATTGCCATATATACTTGCAACATTTTGTCCTGCGGATTTAAAAAGTTGAAATCCATTCGAAGAAGCTAAAATTAATCCTTGAAATTTTCCAGTAGTGGCACCTGAAAATACCCTCATCCACGCACTTAATTGAGAAGCGTATATGGGGTCTCTTTTTGCTGTGATTGAATTATAAATTTTGTCATCTATATTCGATAACGTAGGCCAAGTACTCATTGTGTAAACGATGTTAAAATTTCAATAAAGTTTTGAGGTATTCTTAATATAGTACCCTCTTTTAATCCGATGTTTGCATCATGCATATTATTCGCAGATGCTATAATCCACCAAAGAGATGAATCTTTATAATATTGATATGATAAAGTATCTAAACGGTCACCGGTTTCGGTTGCCACATATATATCATCATCTCTAAATGGTATATTAGGATATATTGTTGGACGATAAACGGTTCTTCCGTCTACTGTCTTTTTTGTTTTATTATTTTCGTATCTACTTTCCACGATTAGCTTTTAGTGTTTTTAATGTGCTTATACTAGGTTCATTACCACCATCTGGTACAAAGTCATTTCGAAAATCCAAAGTCTCAATTAAGTTTTCTACGGCTTTATCTTCGGTTTTTCCCATTATGTTGGTAACATACCCCTTTTTATCTTCTTTTTCATACGCAGTAGCAATGTATAGTCCATATGCATCTTTTTTAGAATAGATATAAAATTTGTTTCCAGCTTCTGGAGTTGTATGCACTTTTTTGAATGTATCAGGTTCTTCTGGTTTCATTGCCTGTTTAGCTGGATTTTCTTCTTTTGTTGGTGTTGCGCTTTGTTGATTAACTGGTGTTTCCTCTTTTGGTTTTGGAGTACCACTTGCATCAAGCTTTTTCTGTTTATCTTCTTTATTTTCTACTTGTGTAGGTGCTTCACCATATCCAAATATTCTAGCCTTAGAAACTGGTCTAGTTACTTCAGTCTCTTTTCCATCTGCTCCTTTTACTTTAACTTTACCAAATACTTCAGTTGTACCAACACTCTCAACAAATTTAAATGATAAATTTACATTTATAACTTGTGGTAATTTAAATTCTTGCAATCCTTCGGTTAATCCAACTTCCCAAGTTGTATTTTCATCAGTACTAAATGATAATTGTTCTATGAATCCTTCTTTATTTTTATACCAATTTCCAATCGTAAGTTTTAAGAAAGGTGCGATTGTTGCTAATGGGCCTCCGGAATAACCTTGTGGATAAACCAATGATGCTAAAAACGAAAGCCTTTGCCAAGCAGCAACGTGCTCCCTTGCATTTAATGAAAACACTTTAAATTCTATTGATACGGTTCTTTCAATACCAGAATATGTATAAAAATTGAATGGGTTTCCTATTGTTTTGTTATCGTTCCAACTAGGAGTAAATTGCTCATTTATTGAATTAATTGTTGCTCTAAAATTAACAGCTGCTCCTTTTGCTACCGAATAAAATTTCAATGGTACAAAATCGTAATCATCCAAATAAGTATTATTATCTAATTTTAAATTTTCACCATTATTTGATTGATACGCAACTTTACTATTTAAAAAATCTGAACCAGGTTTTATTCCTTTTAATACTTCTACATTTTTTGCTTGAATATCATCTTTTAGTGAATAACGAGATTTAATTTGTTTTGAAATGGTAGAATTATTATATATTGTTGATAAATCATTTCTTAACTTTGGGTCATCCGCCGATGGGTCTACCGTATCAGATTTTTTAACAGCAGTTCCATCATCGTTTTTAGGTGTTTCTCCTTTTTTAGTTTTAGCTAAAATTTGTTGCCCTTGTTTTTTTGCTGCAGATAATGATTCTTTTGCCTTTTCTTTTCCAGCTTTTAATTTATCTTTAACCGATGCAAATGGATTATTATCTGCATTTAAAGGTGCTTCATCAATAGTTGGTGGATTTTTTAAAAGGTCTTTTACTTGTGCATCATTTTTATTAAATTCAGCTGTTAATCTTTTTTGCTCAAGTATCGATGATAAATCATTTCTTAATAATATTTCACTTTGGGGTGAAACAGTTGCCGAATATTTTGATTTACTATCATATGGAACTTCACTATCAATCTTTTTAGCTAAAAGTTGTTGCCCTTGCTTTGGTCCACCTAATAATAGTTTTTTAAGTTCTTTTTTCGCCAATTCAATCCCATTTCCTAATATTGCATTTCCTATTTGATTTGGTGTTCCCTTAAAACTTTGTTTTAAAAGTTTTCCTGCAAAATTTCCTGCTGCATCTTTTTTAATTTCTGCAAGAGTAATCATAGTGTTTGGTTCGCTACCTGCTATAAATTTACTATTTAAAGCAACTTTTGTAGGAATCATTGTTTCCGGAAAAGCAATTCCTAATTTAGAAGTAATCTCTAATGCTTTTTGAGTTACTTTATTTTTAACATCATCAACTGATTTAACTTTTCCGCCTGTTAATTTATCTAATGCCTTACCAACCAATCCACCTTCAGATGCAGGTGCATCACCGCCTCTTGCGGCATTTACCATAGAATCTTTTATAGATGTAGTTTTCGTTTTTAATCGTATTATATCAGTACCATATAGTATTGGGGAAGCCAATCCTCTAATTGCTCTTACACCAACCAATTCTTGTTCTAATCTAGTTTCTTTTGTTCTAATTGATAAATTTCTTCTTAACAAATTGACTGGAGATGCAATTATATCAATGGCACCGGAATATGTTGATAATTTTTCATCTTTTGGATTTCGAATATCATACTTCTTTTCGGCGGTCTGTCCACCATCTAATTTTTTATTTTTAAAAAGGTCTAATATTGTTGGCATCTTAATTTATCTTTATGCTTGTGACATTGCGAAATTATTTCTCGAATTCTTTTCAACTTGTTTTGCTATGCCCGATGTAACCTTTGCTCCGTCCATATGAACTGCGATTTTACCTGAATTCATATCTGCTCTTAATGCTTTTATTTCACCCAATAATGCGTTTAATGGTGCGGATAACGCTGCCAAATTAACAGCCGCCCCGCCGGCTCCACCTTTACCATCAGCCAATGCGGCTGCAGCTCCGGGTGCCGCAACTAAATCATCGTTTGGAGATAATTCAAATAAACCTCCTTCTTTTGTTGATACTTGAGTTTTACCATCTGCCGGTGATGCTAAGTCACCAACTTTAGATAAAGCACCAAAACCAGCTGCAAGAATAGCTGCCGCTGCTATACCACCTTTAATTGCACCAACAACGGGTACTGTGGCGAAGGATGCAAATGCTTTATAAGCTGCGTATATAATTGCAATCCCGGCCAATCCTTTCATAAATTTACCAACTGCACCTAACGGTCCTAATAATGCACTTATTTTTTCACCAATCCACCCAAACATATCATTTATTATAGTAATTGGCATTAAAATTACATTTAAGGCCAGTGCAACTGCATCTAAAACTGGCACTAATACACTACCAATTGTAGATGCAATCCCCATAAATTGATTTGAAATTTTATCTAAAACTTGTTGCTGTTCTTGTTGTTTAGCGAATTTTTCGGTTTCTGATGCTAAATTTTCTTTACTTATATTTGTAATATCAAGTCCTGCATTTATAGCATCTTCTGCGGCTTTCTTTTGTTCTCCAGATAAACTATTTAATTTCTCTTGTGCATCTAATTGTTTATTGATTTCTTCCACACTCATACCAGCGGCTTTCGCTAATTGTTGTTGTGTAAAATAGTCTTTCTTTTTAAAATCACCACTTCTTTGAATTTGTTTTAGAGTTTCTTCATTTGCTTCTGCGAGTTTACCTTCCATTGCCAATGCTCTTGCTCTACTTAAATTAAATTGTCCGCCAACAAATGTTGCTGCTACTAATTCTTGTTCAATTCCATTTTCAAAATCTAATAATTTTTCTGCTAAAGATACTTGTTCTTTAAGAGAAGTACCCATTCTACGAGCTTGAACCGCATTCTTTGTTAAAGCAGTTAAATCACCTTTAAAGAATGTTGAGGCTGCTTCTGCATTTTCTGCAATGTCTTTGAATACCTTATCAGGAGCTACGCCGGCCATTTTAGCCATATTTGCTACCTGTAGCTGAACATTTGCAGCAGTTTCACCACTTAATCCACCAACACTTTCAAAAATACTTTGAACTTTAGCAGAACTTTCTGCAGCAATGCCAAAGTTTTTATTCATTACGGTTAAAGCCGCTACCGTTTCTTTTGAAAAATTAACGGTATCACCAAATTCACCTTTTAATTTAGAAACGGTATCAAATACATCTTTTGATTCAACTCCTATTTCTGCGAATTCTTGTGTAATTTGATTAGCCTGACTTCTTACATCTTCCATTTGAGAATTAAGAAGTCCCGTTTCTTTTCTAAAATCTTCAGCAGCTTGCTCTAATCCTATAAAAGATTTTAATGCTTGCCCAACTACCGCTACTAATAAAAATAATGGTCCTAGACCTAATCCTACGGCAGCTGCAAAGGATTTGGCAAATCCTATGAGTTCCTTAAACGGACCAGGTAAACTATCCATCAAGCCACCTCTCAATTTTTCAATCTCTTGTAATCTTTTTGTTTTTAGTTCTAATTGTTCAGTTTGCTTTATTTGGTCAATTAATTTATCAGCTATACTATTACCCAATACACTTCGTTTAGATTCAATATCTAATATTTTTCTTTGAGTTTCATTTATACCTCTTGCTTTATCCTCCTGTATTGCTGCCGCTTGTGCAGCTTGTGCAGCTTCTTTTGCCACACTTTCTAATGCTTCTGCTCTATATTCTGCATTTTGTTTTACTACACCGTTGTAAGTAGTTGCAATAGCTTTTTGTCTTTGCAGTTCGGCATTTATTTCTTTATAAATTGATGATTCTTTATCTTTAAATTCAAGTTGCGCCTGTATTTGTGGTGATAACTTTTTATACTCTGCGGCGAATGATTTTAACCCCTTTTCAGTATCATCTAATACTTTCTTTTTCTTTTGTTCTACCGTTAATGTTTTCTCAGCTTCTTTTCTTTGTTTTTTAGAATTTTCTACGGATTTTTGGGACGTAGTATTATTCCTCTCTAAAAGAGTTTGTATATTACCAAGTAAATCAGCAATAGTTTTTAATTCTCCAGTACTTTGATTGTTAGCACCCATTTAAAAAATCTTATTTTTTTATTGCTTTGAATAAACCAGCTTTTGTCATTAAAGATAATAATTCTTTATCTTTTTTAATTCTATCTACTGCTCTTTGGTCTAATGCTCTCATATTAGCATCTATTTGTTTCAAAACAGGATCGTTATCAATAAGATTATTAATTTTCGCATCCCTATCTTTCTGACTTAATCCAAATATTCCAAAAAATTCCTTTAGATTGTGTTTAGATATTGTATATTTTTTCATAGTGAATCATTGTTTATATTGTATAAATATCCTATAAAACAAAAAGTTAGGATTTCTTATCGTATCCTAACTTTCGATGATTTTTGATTATTTACCTTTTTCATCTCGTCTGCTTCTTTTTTCTTAGTTTCTACTAATTTTTGATAATAAAAGTTTCTAAGATGAATTGGCATTTTATATAGTTCCATAACGCTAAATGCATTACCGTACTGAACCATATCAAATATTTGAGAATGCACTAATGCACTATGATTCGGTGCTAGGCCAAAAAAACCCAACCCCCATGCTGATAGACGCCTCCTCCGTCTCACCATCTTCATGTGTATATGTAAATTTCATATCCAAATCTGGTGATATTTCTTTAACAAATTGTCTAAATGCCCTACTATCTCTAGCCAACATTCCATTTAAATATTTATTAATAGAACCTACATCGGTTTTTCCATCAACACTCTTAATCATATAACGTAAACGAGTTGTAACATCGCCTGAGAAATCTTTGTTGATTTTATTCATTGCTTCAATATCTTTATCTATCAATAGTTCATCACCATGTGTTAATAGTTTAAATGTTAATTTGTTTTTTCCTTGCGGAGTTTCAAATTCAAATTCATTTTTGTTTTTAAATAAAGAATAATCAATTTCTTTAATTTTTATTTGAGATAAATCTACGGTTGTTGTAATTAATTGATTAGTTTTATCCGAATAAAATCTAAATGTGTAATCTGGACCATACCCTAATAATCTAGTTGCTAATAGAATAGCGTTTTTATCACCTATTAGAATATCTTTTATATTTACATTATCTACAAGTATTGATTCAAATAATTTATCCAAAACTACACCTTTTTTAATAAGGTTTTGATTAGATAAAATATCTTCCTCTTTTGCAGTCATATATTTTATTGTAATTCTACCAGATGATAACGGATTATCGGTTGGATAAAGTTTTCCTTGTGATGGAAGGTCTAATACTTCCGTTGGAAAATCATATTGTTTTTCGCTCATAACGTCTATTTTTTGTTTGTATATATAAATACATACATTTTAAAAATTTGGAAATAAAAAAGGGGAAGTGTTTAGCTTCCCCTTTGTTTTTATTATTTTTATTGATTAGAACTCTAAAATTGCGTAATCATATGCTAAAGTCACAGTTATTGTTGCTGGGTCAGTAGCGTTACTCATATCCACATCACCGAAGTTTACGGTTAATGGGAATGCACCTTTTAATTTCCATTGTTCAATTTTATCACCAACAGGTCCTAACATATAGAAATCTACATCTTTTTTATAGAATTCTGCATATCCATCTCTACCAGTAATAGATTCGTGTCCTAAACGTACCCACTCCATTACTGCTTGTGCTCCAGATGGAACAATTGGGTCATATAATGTAATTTCCAAATCTTGCCATTCGCCTTTACCTTTCAACTTTCTATACACGTTAATATGGTCTATTTTTACGGTTTCGAATTGAAGTGTAGGTCTATTTGCAGCTTTTACAAGATATGATGGAATTCCTTCAATTTCCATAATGAACCTATTTTTCATCTTAGGTTCGAAGTTCGTATAGAACATCTTGTCAAACTCTAATACTTCTGCCATTTTATTATCCTTTTATTTTATATTAATAAATATCTACTTTGTTCTTTTTTATATTATGCGTTAAAAGATGCTCCAGTTGGTAAGATGTTGAAATCAATTACGATGAATTCCGCAGTCTTAGCCGGTTGTAAGAAAATTTGTCCCGCTAATATATTTCTATCAATGACATCAGGTGTGTTATTTGATTCATCCATCACAACTCTGAAAGCGTATAAACCTTGTCTTTGTTGAATTCCCTCTAAGTAAGGATTTACGGTGTTTAAGAATCTATTTCTAGTTGTAGAAGTGTTTTGTTCAAACACTAAGAAACGAGATGTAGATGCGATGAATTTTTTAACAGTGATAAGTAATCTTCTTACGTTGATTCTATCTAATGCTGATGCTTTATCTTGTAGAGTTTTTTGTCCAAATGCTACAATACCTTGTCCAGGGAATGCCGCGATTGGGTTTACTTTGTTCTCATATAGAGTATCTCTTTCAGAGTGTGTAAGTCTATTTAATACACTTACTGCTCCAGTGATACCACCTCTATTCAAACCAGCAGGTGCGAACCATTCTGCTGCCAATCTATCGTTAGATGCGAATACAGCAGGTAGTAATACCGATGGTGGAACTGAAGTTAATTTATTTGAGTTTGTATCGATTGTTTTAACCCAAGGGTAGTAACAAGCTACATAGTTTGAATCTACTGCGTTTGCCGCTTCAGTTGCTTGTGTAATTGTTGCACCAGCTTCGGTAAAATCAGCAATGTAAAATGCGTCTGAACGAGCTTCTACCATATCAATAACTTTTGTAGTTACAGATGGGTGTAGGCTTCTAATAATACCAGGAGTTGCAACTAAGTTAATATCGTATTCATCTGGATTTGATACGGCATTTATTGCTCTAAAATATGCAGTAGTGCCAGATGCTGTTCCGTTTGAACAATCAAATCCTTGTGTGTTTGAATCGGTGATGTTTGAACCTAAATTGATTTTTACTGCAGGATTCATACCATCATATCCACCTTGAAATGCCAATACAAATTGTCTTTTAACCATATCAGTTGATGCTGAACCGGTTAGTTGGTAAGTCAATTGCGAATCAAATGCGAACAATGTGTTTGCTCCTTCAATTGCTCCGTCTGGAATTGGTTTTAAATATTGTTTATTATCTAAAGAAGTACCTTCAGTTTCAAAATCATATCCCGCATAATATATTGGAGATGATGATGTATTAGTTGTTGATGAAGTTTGATATACAACCGCAGGTACTTTACCAGCTTCCACAGTAGTATTACATTCAATTGGATTAGTGTATGCTCCATGTCCAAATGGTGCTGCTGAAATTGGGAATGAACCCGCTTCAGCTATTTCTACTCTTATGTATTTTGATTGATTTGTATAATCACCATTTTCAGTAATTTTACCATCATTATCAATAGTAATGTATCTATCACCAATTCTTCTAGCTATGTAGTTAGGAGATGCAGGGTCTAAGTTTACATTGTTAAATGTTTCTAAAACAACTTTTCTCTTATCAGTATCATCGAATGAACGAACTGTCACTGTAAATGTAGAATAATCAGTTGACCCATCTTCACCCGCTGCTTTAACGTTTGAAATACCAATCTTAAATTTAGTATTATAAACATTACCATGTCCTAAAGTATGAAATTTGAAAAGGTCATATCTATCACC